TTTTCATGGGCTAAATCTTTAACAGAATTGATTAACAAGCCAACAAGTCCGTAAATGTCTACGCCTAATACGCCGTTTACTTCAACCTGAAATTCCTCTGGCACTTCTTCTGCAATCAGACCGATTTTATTTTTGTCACCACCTGCTATCATTTTATAGTCATATTTTTTGACCATCAAGTCCTTTAAAACTTCCAAACCCTTACCATAGGGACGAATGTTTTCTTTAACCTTTTCAGAAGAAGTTACGGTACCACCCGATAAAGCTTTCAATAGAGCATCTATGCCCCCTCGTTGGATAGCTGCACCTCCTAATTGCCCTGCAACTCCTAATAATGGGCCTAGAATTCCTTGAGATTGTTGGATCATGGGTGCCTGTGTAGGAGTAGTAGATAAACCAGATAATTGACCTAACGCGCCCAATGCTCCTGCTTGTTGTGTTTTATAAAAATCCATCTGTTGTGCGCCTAACTGTGTGCCCAATGAAGTAGCACTTTGAGCCAAGGCTTGATTTAATGCACCGGATGAACCAAGGCCAAGATCAGAATAATATTGTTGGATAGAGGGGATGACCTGTTGTTGGTAGGTCTCAAGTGTTGGTGCGACGATGGATTCTTGGAAGAGTTGTTTTTGGGCAGCAGGATCAAACGCTAGCAAGTTCTGAAGGGCTTGTTGTGAACGTTGAGCTGTTTGGGGTGAAGTTAGACTTTGAAGAAGTTGGCGTTGGCTCGGTTCCAATAGTTCGATGTTCCCCAGATTCTGGGTACCGCCGAATAGTAGGTTGCTCAGTCCCCCTGAGGTGTTGTTCATTCCCATTTTCTTTGCCCTCGTAACACATTAAGACATTTTTTGATTTTTGAAATCCATATTTTTCACTATGGCGCGGATAATTTGTAATCCAGAAAATTTTCTTAATCGCACCCTTATTTTGATATTCCAAGATGAAATCAGACAATTTTTTTACAGCTTGACCCTTATTCCAATACGCTTTATCAATAGAATAATTTTGAATAATAAGATTTTTGGTTAATGGCTCAATGGTAAACCAAACAAAACCTTTGGTGATGTTCTCTTCATCAACAAGGACGTGAAGATGGGAAAAAGGGTTTAATTCGACCTGTTTTTGATTTTGAATTAAGCAATTTATCTCGTGGTAACGGTAGAAGTCTTCAATTGTAAAATCTCTTTCCTTGATTTGCTCCACTAAATATTTAGGTATATGTAACGGGGTAAAAATTCTTACCCATCTTAGTTTTTCCATTTCACTCATTATCTACTCCGATATAGCGAATGTGGCCTATAAGTTGCCCTGCTGGTACTGCGCCTATGTTAGCGGTAGCATTACCAGATCCAGAAGACCAAATTTCACATCTGTATGTATTGGGTATTGCATTAAGGGTTAAATATGTTTGTCCGGCACCGTAGGCTAAAGTAGCTGTTTGAACTACTCCGACAAAAGGTTTAGAAGTGCTATTAGCAACACGGTAAGGCAGCTCAATATAAAGGTTTCCAGTAGCTCCACCGTTGGCTGACCATCGTAAATCGAAAAAAACATCTGTCATTAGTCCTTGTCTTAAACACCATCCCACGCGTTCTTCATAAGAAAACGAACCCGGGACAGTTGAACCATATAATGTAGGTTGCCATTGGTCGGGTGGATTTAAAAAACTATTTAAAATTCTGCCATTTACAGTCAGAGAGATTTCGGTATCTCGGTCTTGCAGTACTTCAACAAGGTCTTCGATGTACTCATTTAAAGTTCCAATCTCTTCAGTGGGCTCAAAATTTGGATATACTGTGTCGGTTGGTAATGTCATGTCCCTACTGTCCTTGAACCAATCTTTTTAAAATAGGGCTTGAATCCGCTTATTTTCATGGCCTGATTGGCTCCACTTGATTCAATTTCTATTGAGTGCTGATAACCAATACCCCCGCAAAAAATACGTTTCCACACCTTTGTTTTATAAAATTTTCGTCTATAAACAGCACCATTTTTGACATATTGCCCATAGCCGGTGGCATCTATACCATCTAACGAGAAGAAATTTTGGTCGATAACCGTAATTGTGAACCCGTTGGTGTTGTTTAGTTCAATCATCCCCTCTACGCCATAAATATAAATAATATCCCCTGTTTGAAGACCTGAATTAGGACAGTTTACAACGCAGGGGTTCGTCTGGCTGACATCGTCTATGACTTGGACAAAATCCAAGTTGGGTAAAAAATTCATGTTTACAGTTTTATAGGGTGAAAACATGTCATTTTTGAAAAAACTTACGGTGGCGGTGGTGTCAATATCGGTATCAACGTAAATGTCCATATAGGCCAATAGACTTTCAATACCCTCTTCTTTAAATGGGGCTAGATCTATCGTTTTTATCGTAGTCGATATGGGTTCTCCAGCATCTGAACCGCTATTTTCGAGAGCCATGATCTTACCATCAATAGTCCCTCCCATTAGAGTTTCTTCTTGTCCACCATAAAAATAGTCCAGTAGAACCGCATCCCCTACTTCCAAAAGGTTAAAATCGAGATTATTAGCTGCGGTAAAATCGTTGAGGCGTAAATCATTGTCAAAGTTATGGTAACCCAAACAATTCATATCGATTTCATAAGAAGTAAAAGCCTTTGAGTCGTCATCATTGATTAAAGCGGCTGCATTTTCGGTTTGTTCGATGGGAGGATACAGACTCCACCATCGCATAGTTTGATAAGAACGTGCTAAAAAAACTTTTTGAAATTGGTTGGTGTTGAATTCATCAATAACATAGGTTTGAATTCGGTCATCGATTCTTTTGACATTGACCCCGTCACAGGCGATAATTCCCCGAATTCCTATGGCAACGGCATACCCGTCATAACCAACGGACGCCATTTTTCCATCGCAGGCTCTATAATCATTGATCTTTTCCCAAAGAAAAGGGGCTTTTGGATCTCCTTGCCGTTGTCTAACCCTCCAGACGGAATTTGTAAAAAATACCACAATTTGATTTTGTAGTGCTCTAGCGGAAACAATCTGATCACCTGTTGGGGCGTCGGCATAATTACCGCCTCCTGGTGTAACGGAGTTCCATAATGAAACGTTGTTGGCTGCTGAAAACCGCATTCTTTGAGGATAGGTAATTACCGAGGAGGTTGCGTTATCATATTCATAGGTATACAAGGCAATGAGACGATCACCCAAAGTGAATAACAGTTTTGCCCCATAAAGTAGTTCATTGGCATTGTTGGTAAGTTGGGGTGTAAATAGGGTAGTAACATTGTAATTTTGGTTATCGTAGTAGCGGATTCCATCTAAATTTGAGCCGTTCCAAACTTTTCCATTAGTAAAATAGAGTCTGTTGGGCAGTTGAGGGGATTGTAATTGAACCGTCCAGACATAATCAAAAGCACTTCCGGACATTATGGGGGTTGCATCTAAAGGCTCGTATTTTTTTGACCCATCGTTGTAAACGTTAGCTCTTGTTGTATTAAAAGCGATGTTAATATTGTCTGCATCTTGTCTTAAATACCTCGTGATACCCATAACACGGTCTGTATCGGTGATGACCTTGGCGTATGTACCGGCAGCTGTGTAAGCTCCATAAAGGGTCGTATCCTGATCAATTTCGAAGGTAAGACCTACTATATTGTTGATGCTAAAGACCCGGTTATTTACCTCGGTCATACCCGTTACGCCTGTGATAAAAACCCTATCTCCAGCTGTCAAACCTGTGACACTTGCTGCAGTTACAACTCCGGGGTTTGCTTGAGTAATTCCGGTAATATTTACTGTCGTGTCTGTTTTGACCAATTGACCAAATTCGTAGTATCCATCTCTTTTTTCTACGTATCCATGACGAATATGTACATTTGTGGCCGTTAAAAACGAGTCAGCAGGTGCAAGCCATGGCTCCACATCGGTATACAGTCCCGTTTTAAAAGGGGCAATTAAGATGGGTTCTAACGACATTATACTCCCATAACTCTTAAAAATATTTTTGAATTAACACCTAAAGACCCAGCGTTTGCTCTTATCGTAAAATCCGTCGGGCTATAACTTTGAAGCTTAACCAGTATTGAATTTTGTCCGTTTTGTTCGGTTAATTGTATGCTAATGGGAAAATTGGTTTGAAAAGCGAAGGGCCATGGTATAGTTATTGTTCCAGCATTAACGATGCTAGAGGCTGTTACCTCAATATATCCGATAATCTCAAAAAGTGGGTAGCTTGTTCCTGTTACGGTAAAATGACCCTGTGAGAAAATTTTATAACTATTGCCATAAGAAAGAGTAGCAGTATTACCAGCGATTGTAACTGTTACGGGTGCTTGTGAACTTGCAATAGGGGTTGAGGTAATTCTAGATTTATTACTGGATGGGTCAATTGCAAAAATTTGGGCATTTCCTGCGCTATCATTATCACCATATATTCGAACCATCGAAGCAGTAGCTGGAGGAGTTCCACCAGTATTTGCAATATTCCATCTGGGTGGTGCCAGAGAAGTATCACCGCCTGCTATCGCTGTATTATTGGCTCGAATAACGACGCCAAGATCACGTATTTTTGTGGTGTCAGCCGGTTGATTCGTATCCCAAGCCATAAAATTCCTTTAAAATGTTGGAACGGAGCGGATATTAAGTAGATTTTGTTCCGTTCTTGTTAAAATATAGGCTACCTGTTCTTTATAAAGAGCTGTAATGGTGCTGTAAAGATCCATTTCTCCAAACTCTGCTGCAATATTTCGTCCAGCCCCATACGCAATAGTCGGCCCCCATTCATCAAGAGGAGGTCTATCTGTTGCATTAACTAACGGATCAACGACTTTATACGCTTTACATTGAAAAGTGTAGGCAGTGTTGGGAACAGGAGAAAATTGTAGCTGGTTATTAAACATTAAAACGTTTTGAGGTAAACCGGGATTGAAAAGGGCATAAGAAAGATAAATCACTTGCCCATTTGCAGGAGCTGAATTGAAATTTACCGTAACTGTTCCACTATCATAATTTACAACCAAAGACCCACCATGATTTCCCGTGATAGTTACATTAGAAAACGTCCAATCTTGGTTAATATCTTGGAAAGTCTCCACGTTATCAGTACAAACCAACGTCCCGGGCATGATTGGAAAACCCGTTTGAGTGGTTGTAAAAGAAGTCGTAGAACCATCACCTGTAAACGGCGTTTGAAAATACAATTGAAGGGGATTTTGCGCATAAAATAAAGCTGGGTCTTGCCACCAAAGCAGACTTTGAAAATTGATTTGGGCTGGGGGTACAAGATTTGTAAAACCGTCTGGCAAATCATAATAAGCCTGATTTACTGAGGTTAAAAAAGTGTAATAGGTGTATTGGCGATCCAATTTTACTTCAGCTGGGAAGGTATACTGGTAATATTGATTAATAAAATTATCCAATTTTGGTGTGGATAATTCATCCTCACTAAATCTACCAGTTACCTGACGTGCTTTAAGCCGAATTGCAGCTAAATCCCAAATTGCCATCATCCACCAAAAACTTGTCTCATTTGAAATCTTGGTTTTTCACCAATTTTTTGTTTTACCATTTTTCCGGTGCCATCTGGTCTCCAATCCCAAATTGGGGTAGAGCAAGCCTCTAAATGGCGTGCAACATGTCTGGGGATTTTGTATTTTCCACCGTGCCAAAAACTGAAATTATGGTAATTTCTTGTATTTCCATAAGGGAATTTAATCGCTAATCCGGGTTCTTCTAAATTATAAAATTCGAACTCACAAATTTCTCTTAAAAATTCTTCTTCTCTGTCGGAACTGGGTACTCTTCCGATGATGGGTAATCCTTTGAGGAATTTCTCATCGGTTGATCTTGCTTTGTCTTTTAAGGTGCTCATTTTGACCTTTGGTTTTTACCATTTTGAGGGTAGATGGGGGCATTCAAAACCCCCATGCTACTTTTATTTTTATACTACGGAATTTTTACCGTAAACAACAACATGTATAACTGACGATGCAGCTTGAACACCGGTTCCAATTCTTACGAAATTTTCCCCAATGTTTTGTGTTGCAATTGGCGATCCTGAAGAGTTGGAAACTCTTGTCAAGAATCCTCCAGAAACGTAAACCCCATAAGCTGTGGTATTGGCTGTTAGAGTAACGCTGTTTCCTGTAACGGATGCAACGGTAAATTGCCCATTCAAACTAGTTCCAGCACCGCTATAAGCGACCGACGCTACTTGAACGAGATCACCTGCTGCAAATCCTGCGGCTGCGGCATTTGATACCGTTATCACTCCGGGATTGGCATTTGTAAAACCAGTAATTGCCGAACCGTATACAGCTCCGCTACTGAGTAAAGAAATACCACCAGAACTAATAAAAGACGCCGTTAAAGTGGCGGCACCGTTAGTATTTTTTCTAACGATAGACTCTCCATTAGACATGGTATCGATCCATACAGCCTCTTGCACAACACCCGGGTTTGCTGATGACCCAGCAGTTGTTTCGTTCCAGACTTCTACTTTTGCAGCATCAAATCCAATGTTGATATCCTCATTGACCGGCACGGCTGCGGAAGTGAAACTATATGTAAATAATTGTGACATAATTCCTCCTATGAATGGGTTGCAGTCAAGTTGATCATGAACGCATCATTCAAAATTCTGCTTACAAATGGATGTTGCCATCCTACTGAACCGCGTTGATGTAATGGATCAGCAGCACCAGCAGAACCGAGAGGCTCAATATAAAACTCACCGGTTTCACTTCTTAGGTGGACTACGGCATAAGCTTCACGACCTACAATAAAGTTATTGTAAACTGGAGGAGATGCAGAGCTTACGGAGCCTACCGATGTATATAACCAACGGCAATTTCCTGTTGCTCCCCACTCAGAATCTAGAACTGTTTGTTGAGCTGCATATTGTGAAGTGGAAACGAAGTTTGCAACTGCTTCCAGATCATCCAATAAATCAGTATCAATATAACCATAAAAAGCCGGTCTGATTGGGCTTGTCGCAAAAAGATTGGCGCCGGGGACTACTTCGGAAATCATTTCAGCATCATTACCAAGTAATGTTTTTACTGCTGCGTCAATATCCGCTTTTGTGAGTTCAGTAGGAGTTAATCCATTAACCCCGTTTGAACATTGTAGTGTTGAACTTGTTGAAGCCAACACATCACGGGTGACCTCGTCCATTGTTTGAGCCAAGTTTTGCGCCAATAATCTCGAAGATTCATTCAAAACTCTATCTTCGACGGTTAGCTCTACTTGGTTTGTGATAGTCACAAAGTTTCCATAGAATGAAACCTGAGCCTTAATATCTGTGGCGGAAAGTGGTGCGCCCGGTGGTGTTACCCCATCAACCAAAGGAATTGGTACGGTTGCAAGACGGCTGTAGCGTCTGAAAACGATGGTGTCTCCCATTTTTTCGGGAAGGATTCTTTTTTGTGCAAACTTTGTGTAGATAAGCTGTGGATAGGCAGTCATCAACAAAAGCCTGTCATAGTACTCTCTAACTGCTGGTGGCAGTACTGCTGTCGTAGTAATAGACATTTAAAACCTCATACATAGCCCAAGTTTTTAGCAATTTCTTTACGAAACTCATCATCCGACATATCCTTATATTTTTTGGAGGCTTGGAGCCCTGAAACCCCACCAATAGAAGATAACGTACCGCTTTGAGATGCATTTTTTACCATTTTTTCTGCGTCAGCATTGCGTTTAGTGGTCTTATTTTGGTTCTTATAGGTTTCTGAGTTCTTAGCTAGATAATAGGCTAGTTCGAAATCTTGGGTATGTTGTAAAGATTGGTATAAACTGGGATTTTGTTTTATTACTTCTGGTAAATATTTTGTTACGACTTCCTGATAATCGGGATATTTTTGAGATATTTTAAGCTCTTCAACGCTCATCCGGAGCTGGGTGTTGTACTTTTGGGCGACTTGTTTAAATTGCCCTACGGTCATAACATCGGTATCGTCCATGCCTTCAAATTCATCGACTTTTTTTTCCGGCACTCTGGATTGATTGGCTTGAAGCAGCGAAAGATGATCTTTTATCATTCGAAGTTCTTGTTGCAAGGATTCATTTTGCAGCTTTTGTTCTTGTAAAACATTAGCTGGTACCATTTCTGGTGCTGAAACCTCTTGAGTGGCGACCTCATTGCTTACGCCCATATCATTTATAGTCATGATCTAGCCCATATTGTTGGCTTCACTTAGTTATATATGCGTTCGGAATGCGTGTTGTTTCCACGATCACTTCATCACAACGCTCTGCTCCGAAATCTTGGAGCTTATCAAAATCGAATGGAACTTGGGGCATGTCCACATCCCAATGTACTCTACCATCTGGATGAACCTCCCCGACAACCATACCGACTTGAGCTTTTGGTTTGACATCGTATGCTTTGATACACTGTACCAAGGTCGGCTTTCCATCTACGACATGCTTTGAGGGTTTCGCAAAAAGGACGATCCAATATTTTCCAAGATAATTTTTTCTTGAATTGATGATCTTCTCAATTTGTTTATTTGCATCCTCGATTATAGCATCTCGTGTTTCACCGGTCTCTTGCATAGTCTATCCGTTTAATAATCGTATTCGTAGGCTTGGACTGGATATCCTCTCAATCCTTGCTTCATATACTTCATTCTTCCCATATCCGCATCTTCGGACATAGTATCGATGCTGTAAACGGGAGAGGCATGGCCCATTACCATAGCCATTCTTCCGCTCATAGCACCGCTGTAACGGTCTTTGGACATCCCGTTGGATTTTCCATAACCATTATAGCCATTTTTTTTCATAACATACCTCCTTGGGGTGGTGTTTGCTGGGCTAATTGTTGGGGTAACATTTCGTTTCCAGCAGATTGTTGGGGTTGTTCGGCTTGAGCGGATATCGAAATGTCATCATCCTTAATCTGTTCTTCTTGCGTGCGATTGTAAGCATCCAAAAACTTTACAATTTGGAGAGCTTTCATCAGTTGGTCTTGAGAAATATTTTGAATCTCTTGAGCGGCTTTAATGTTATCGAGAGTAGATTTTGCACGGTCTTGAACCGCTTTTGCTGCTCTTTCGTCTTCGAGACCCATGTTCGCAACCGCTCTTGTAAATCTTTCTTTTGAAAGGGCAAGATTGCTGATAGATGTGGATTTTGCAAGTTCGACTTGAGACCCGACCAGCTGGTTTTGGAGTTGTTGTTGCGCTTGTGCTGCTTGCATGATCTGTTGCTGGTTTTGCGTGATCTGCTGTAATAAATTGGTTTTTCCTTGGATAGGGGCTGCTTGTATGAGCATATCTGGTGTAATTGGGCTGGAGGAGGGCTGATCTGTCAAAGCCTTTAAATCCATCAATTGTCGGAAATACATTTGCTGTTGTGTATCTGTTAGCACGCCTTCTTGTACTATAACATCGAATTTTGTCAAATCTTTATTATAAAAGGCATCTGTTGGCTCTTCTCCTATAATTCTTGCTACTTTTTCCGGACTCCAAGACTGAATCAGTTTCAAAACTTTTGAAGAAAGGTTTTTTTGAGAAAAACGTAACTTGTCGAATACGGTTTGTAATCCTGTAACACTGGATGCTTGTCGAAGCATAGTCAAAAGGCCAGACTCATTACCGCTCGTTGGTACACCGAACATGGAATCGTTGACACCAACTATTTCTCTCATGTCCCTGTCAAAAAGATCTTGTAGTTGGAACATTGATGGGGGTATTTGTGCCGGTTGTAACCTTTCTACTGCTCCGGAGTTTTTCTTTTTCCAAATGACTTTACCTTGAGACGTTTGAAATAGGGATCTTGGATTAATAACGGAGTCTTCTTCGGCAATCCACCCGGAATTTATCTGAGAATCTAAAATATCAATCATTTGGGAACGACGTCTATTTGCTTCACGCTGTGGATCAATCATTGGGCGCATCAAAGATTGCACTTTTAGTTCCCAAAAATCACTTTCGGGCTGAAATGTTGCAACAAACGGTGTGAATGGGTATTCCGATAAGCCGTATTGATCTACCTCCGTCCTCATATACGTTTCATTGCAAATTATATGTTTCTCAATAAATTTTTTAGATCGTTTGATCATTTTCATATCCGGATATTGTTCGCGGAAAATCTCAACTTTATCCCTGTCGCCATCAAATTCCAAAAATTCACCCGACTCCATGTCTACAAAAACATCAATTTTTTTGAACCCCTGCTTATAATACTCGTTAAAAGCGATCAGTTCTTCCCCATTGGGTTGTTGTTGATAAGGTAGCCACGTAAATTTATCATCACGAGACCAGCCAATTTTGTGGAGTTGATAGATTTCTTTTTCTTGGCCCGGTAAAAGTGACGCAGCTTGGTTAACATTAAGGTATTTTCGGCGGATCATGTAGCCCATATCGCTGAAATCTAAGCGTGTAAAATATGGATCAGTAATAAAACCCGAATAAGGTTCTCTCCCGAAACGAATATCACCGTTTGTAGGGTCTGAAACGTAATCCATATATACAGTGCATAGATTCCATCCCGTCTTGAGAGCTACAGAAAAAGCGTCGGAGATTGCTTCATAACCTCCTCCATATTGCATAACGTACAGCATCAGCTTAGTTAACTGGTCAGCTGTTTGTTGGTCTTGATTTTCTACTGGGATAACAACGGAAGAAAGCCGATTTTTTCTTTGATAGCCATCAATTAGATCGATAATTGCTCTTGATCTGTTGAAAACAAAAGCGTTTCGGTTATCTTGAAAAAGTTTTTGCTTTTCCGATGCGTCCCATTGATCACCCAAATAAAACCGGAGATCTCGATCTGCAAGGGGGTAATAAGGGTTCCACGCGTAATATGCTTGCGTATAAGCATCGTGATATTCATTTACAATGGAAAGATCTCGCGACATCAAAAAACCATTTTATTTTTAGACTAGAATATTTTAATTTACTAATCTATTTTTTACGCTTTTTTGCCAATTTTGCTAACGTTTCCGCCAGTACGGCCCTTTTTCTAGTGATAGGACTTTTAGATTCTTTGGCTTTTTCTAGCTTTGATGCTGGTATGTCTTTCCCTTTTTTGATGTCAAGAGATTCTCTTAAAGCACCGGGTTTTTGAATAGCATCTTTGATCCAGTTTTGGGCCATAAAATTCCAAAGTTTTTTTTAAAGATGCCGAAATATAGATAAATCCGCAATCCTAAATGACACTTTTTTATTTTAATTTATTTCGTTGTGAATTATGATAAGTTTGTTTTCAAACTAATTTGATAAACATTTTTAGAAAAAAAATAACCCCCAGAAATGGGAAAGGAGTAACGCCCTAGTTGTTTCTTGAAATTTGGGGGGGCTGCAAAAGCCCTCTTTTTAAAACTCTACTCCATTACCAAACGTTTGGCGACTTCTTGACCTTTAGAAGCTAAAGAGTAGATAATCAAGCATAAACTAGGTCGGAAAAAAATCTAGCGCATTGTTGATATTTTATTCATCTTATTTCAACCCACACAACATTTTGAATGCTTCTTTTGCCTGAGCAGGTACTACAGAATTTCCTATTGCTTGCACTCTGTCCAGCCAATCGGGTACCCCATCAAAACTTCTAGGAATGTTACAGACAGTTTCTTGCCAATGAGCTCGGGATTTAAAAGGCCAATACTCATCGGTAGTGTCAACCCGTGATTTTTTGCTACACAACTTGGAGTCGGTGCAAGAATGGGTTTGTAATCTTGTGATGGGCGTGGGGTTGCAATCCATAGTTTCATTCCGTTTGGCCAGCAAAAACCATCTTTCTCGTCTTTGTAATGCCCCAACGGAAGAAGCGGATATAACACACCATCTACAGTCATACCCCAGCGAGGTAATTTCTTCAACGACTCTGAGTCCTCCTCTAGTTGTGATTGCTGGGACATTTTCAAGGAATAGAAATTCGGGCTTGATTTCTTTGGCCAAGCGCATGATCTCGAAAAATAATCCGCTTCGCTCTCCTTCCAAGCCTTTTCCAAGTCCTGCAACGCTGATGTCTTGACAGGGAAATCCTGCTGTAATGATGTTGACATGACCGATTTCATTTATAGAGATGTTTCGAACATCTTCCCAAATTTTGCCCTCAGACAATTCTTGAGAGATCATTTTATTTTTCAAAAGTCTAGCGCAAAAAGAATTGATTTCACAATAATGAACCGTTTCAACCCAGTCCTCAAGGGCTTTTTCAATCCCTCCGATCCCAGAAAAAAGACTTAAGCCACGAAGTTTCAACATCGCCACTTTTTTAAAGCTAAATTGATTCTTGAGTTGGGGTCATTAGCAGTTTTTGCAGAAGTCAGTTTATTTTTCATCCCTTGCATTCTTGAGCAAAAAGACTTCCTGCGGGCTTCTCTTTTGGGACCCGGGTCTTTCTCTGTTACAGCCATAGCAAGCTTAGAACCTGGATTTTCTCTTCTGTAAGATTCAATTCCCTTTTTTGATAGACCTCCAGATTTCGATTGTCCCTCAGCTCTTTGCCAAGCAGGTGTTTTGTATTTTGCCATGGTGTTTCTCCAAATGCGTTAACGTGATGGTTTAGAGCGATTAGGTGCATCTGTTTTTACCATTGTGGGTTTACCACCAACGCCCTGTTTTACAGCTCTTTTACGTTTTACAGCGGATTGTATTTCAGAAGGGCTCATTTGTTTTGCTTTTGAAAGTGGAACGCACTTGGGGTAACCCTTTGACTCAAGTTTTGCCTTGGAACGGCCACACGGCTCAAAAGAACCGTCCTTGCGTTTCGCACCAATATTGACCCATTTTTCAGCAAACCATTCTTTAAGACCCATATTGACCGCCTCGGGCTTTATATTCTTTGACCAGCCAAGCGTTTGCGTACGCCGATGGGTACACCTTGAACTTTTTTTTCGCTTCAGCTTTTACCGTTGCGTACAACTTTGGATTTTTGGGTACAGCCATATATTCCATTTTTTAACAAAGATAAAAATTGCCAAAAATAAATCCAAGAAGTATTTTAAAATTACTCAAGAACCCTAATCTAAGAGTGAGACTGATAACGAGCTCATCATCGTTATTGTTAGTTGGGTGGCTGTGTTAACCTTCACGGCCACTTTTTTTTATGGAGAGTCAGATGATTTTTAAACCCAATGGTACACGATTATTAGTCGAGGTCGTCCAAGAGACAGAAATTCTTTACGGACCGATAGTGGTCGTAGATCAAAATAAACGTAGCCAACATGGTATCGTCATAGAATGTGGGGTAAAGGAAGATGGGTCGCCATTGCATTTCAAAAAAGGGGATAAAGTAATGTTCTCATCTGTAGCAGGTAGCAATATTAATTTCAACGGTAAAGCTTATCTATTGCTACGTCAAGAGGAGATATGGGGAACTATCTTAGAAAGTTAATCTTGGTGTGTCGTTAAATTCTTTTTTGTTCTGGGTTTTCTGGGCTTTTTAGCGAAACATTTTTCCATTTCAGCGTTCATCGCATCGCACGTTTGTTTTACCGCTCGCCAATCATTTGTTGATCTTGTAAGAATAACCCTTTTACCAAGAATCCAGCTTTTTAATTGCATATATAGCTCTTTTATAAAGTTTCTAACCATGGCAAAAGGGCTCCATTTAACACGATTTTCCGCGTTTTCCATTACCGTTCATTGATTTTACAGCGGAATAAGCCCCTTTACCCATTGCTTTTTCCATTCCCTTTGACTCTGCTCTTCTGGCACCCATGGACTGGCTTTTTTTGCCTTTGCGCATACCAAGAGACTCATCAAGTTTTGCGTTGTAACCTTGCTTTTTCATTAGACCTCCATTGTCATAAATGTAACAATAGAAAATCTAAACCGAAATTGCAAAATAAAAAAACCGTGCTATTCGACGTCTCCATTTAATAACACGGAAAACAAAAGGAAGATATGTTTATGAAATATAATAAAGAATAGATAAATTAAAATCAATGATATTGTCTAAAATAGAGATCTTCTAGCCGGTTTGCATCTGCTTCGGTCATTGATTTTTGCCGTTTTACGTTGAGAATAATTGACATATACCGAAAACAATCGGCGGAATGAGATGACCAATCGTGCACAGGTCTTTCCGAGAAAACATTGTGTTTCTCATTATACGCACGATGATAATTTTCCAACGATTTAATTAAGTAGTTACACTTCTTTTGGTCTATCCAGATTTTTGGGAATAACCCCCGAGATAGTTCTATACCCTCTTGCACAGGTAGATTTGGTACGATGTTAAAAACGATTCCAAGATCTTTTGCGATTTCCAATCTTGTTTGCGCCCCTGAACCAAGCTCACGCACTTGAATATCATGAGGAGCGTAGTGGTCGCTATAATAATAGCCAAAATCATCCGACAATTTTTTGAGTACTTTTGCATAGTGAGATAACCCCTCGCCTGTGTTTTTGTACATATTGATAATGTGTATCTCTTGCCCCACCTGCTGAACGAAGAGAATTACCGTCTCATCACCAACGCCAAGATCCCAAAAAGTTAAAACTGGTGCCAATGGTTCGTAGGGTACATTAGAAATTCGGCCCTGAAGATCTGCTTGATTCAAAAGCTTTGCAAAGTAGGCCCCTTCAATCCCCTGATCAAATGAACAATAAAATTCTTGTTGGATCAGATTTTCAGACATGCCCTCAAAACGTTCTCTTTCGATATCGGCTTCACTTAAAACGCCAGTATCCGCCACAGTTAACCGCTCACAAAACCACTCAGGGTTATTTTTTGCCATTAGATACAAATCGTAAGCATGGTTTTTTCCACGTGGAGTAAAATTGAAGATCGCCCAACCATTGTTTTCACGCAAAATCGGCCTAACGAATGCCCATGTTTTCGGATCTTGTAAAGAAAATTCGCTAAAAACGCAGCCAACTGGGTTGATCCCAACGTTGATAATCTGATCCGAGCCGATGATCTGAATGATAGAACCGTTGACCAACTTAATCTTCATCTCGACCGAGTTAGGTTTGCCGTCAATGATCTCGTGGGGTATATAATCAATGAACTTTTTACCGTCTTTGTTAGATCCATCCCAAAGAATTCTACGACCCAAGGTAGATGTTGGAAAGAAGTAGACGTAAGTGCCACGACGATGCCAAAACGCTTGTTTGATCAGCCAATTAAAACACGCAATCTCTTTTCCAGCTCTTCTATGCCACACCAAAACAGCACGTTTGCACCCATCATCCATAGCACGCAAAAAATTGAGCTGATAAGGGCGTGGATCAAAATTTGGGATTGTGATTTCACCCATCCGTTACCTCAACAACATCTGCGGAGTTGTTTTTTTGAGCCACATTCTTTGACCATTCAGCACTCGGAGGACAATTTGCACGCTCTTTAGTCCCATAATTGATCACTTTGGCATCGATAGCCTCGTGAGCCGCTTTTACATCGAAAGTTTGTCCAAGACGTGTTCTTCCCAACCAGATCAACATCGTTATATTGCCACCCATTGCCATTTGGAACTGCTTTAAGCGCAACAATGAGTTGCCTCGCCCCATTTTTGTATCCCGATATTCTGACAAAGTGGTGTTCAATTCAGCAATACACCTCTTGTAAACAATGGTGGGATTCAGGTCTAGATATTGGCAGGCTTCATTGATAGAACAGCCCGCTTCAAATAACTTACCCACATAGTCCCAGTCGATCGGTTGTTGAGCCAAGGCCTGATCATAAGTGATTTTTCCCTCATAGATCGCGTCCAATATATCGTGAGTGATGAGCGGTGGTTGGAATTTATCTAAGAGATCTTTTTTTGCCATTCGATTTTAACACCGTTTTTTTCCACTTGTAATTTGCTTTTGAAACGCTCGCTTAGCTTTAAGACCTGATCTAAAATGGTATCACATTGAGCAGGTGTTAGTGTGTCCGTTGAAAATTCCACAACGTAGCGATCCCCATCTATAGTCATTGCGGGTCGGCTTTCGGCTGTTTCACCATCGTTTACAACCAAAGACAACTCTTTTTCAGTGAAGCCCCAGTCGAGCAAAGAGGGTACATCCCACTGATCTGCTAATATATCGTAATCCCAATCTCCACTGTTTTTATTGAGACGTATCGTTAGTTCTTGGACTTCATCATTAGATAACTCCCGATCGGGTACAAAACAATCGATCTCATATTGTCCCATCTGTTGCATTAAACGAAAACGCTGATGCCCGCCAATAATTTGTCCGTTGACATTGACAACGATCGGTTCACAAAGTCCAAACTTTTCTAAAGATCTTTTTAGTTGATTGCCAGATTGCACAGAGATTTTGCGCGGATTCGAGGGATTTTCAAAGATCTCATTTACCAGCAGTTTTTTTGATGTCCACTTAATTTTCATGTAGCTCCATAGAGTTGGGGTCTCTCATCATTTTTCCAAGATCAATTAGCGCGTCGGCTTCAATCTTCAAAGCAATTGCATCGATAGCTTGTTGGTAAAAATGGGCTGTAAATTCGGGACACGTCCATTTTATATACGACTTCCAAGCACTTTTGTTCTTGTCAGTTGCATGACCCGAAAAGAACTGGGGCAAACGCACCCAGCGCTTTCCATCTTTTTCAAAATAATTGACCTCGTTGATGACCATCTTGAGATCTGGGATAAAAAGAGTAGCCCTGCCTTTTAAAGCAGGAAAAACACGTTTGAACCGATAGTACTTCACACAGATAACAAGAAGATTAATTCCGTCTCTGACACTTTTAGAGCCAAGTTTTTGTAACTCAGCTAGATACTCGCGACTATAATTTTTATCGGCAATCGGCAGATTCTCTTTTTTCTCACTCATGAATTTATTTTACCAAAAATCGAGGTCTTTTGCATTTGTTTTTATTTCTTCTTACTTTTCTTTGCTTTTTCTGCGATGCTTAAAGCGATTGCTACCGCCTGTTTTTGAGGCTTCCCAGCTTTCACCTCTTGAGAGATGTTCTTCGAAATCGTCTTCTGACTGTACCCTTTTTTGAGCGGCATTTTCTTCCTCCATTTTTTGTAACGTTAGATCTAAAACCCCAAAAGGGGCTGGTTCTACTGTATTATAGATGTCTTCTTGATCCACGTCGACAAATCCGCGCTGACAACTTAGACAAATCCCTGTGCAGTTAATTTGTACAACGCGTCTACAGGTAGTGCAGGGCATACATTTCATAAAGCTCTCATAGTAATTACCACGCAAGACCGATCCCAAAATTGCTTCGTAGCGCTGATTCGAACCACTTGCTTATCATCAGCAAAACAAACCGCATTCATTGCATCGAGATAGAATTTTACGAGATTGTCCAGGTCGGGTTTAGTCGTTTTGTGCTCTGTTTTTTGGGATTTTTTTCGCTTATAAAAGAAAATAAAATCAATCTCCACAGCTTCAACAGCAAAGAAGGGGATTTTGGATTTTCCGATCTCTTTTTTAAGAAGTATTTGCGCTTTTTTTTGCTCAATAGCAGAGGGGTTATAAAATGAGATGTGCCCTCCTCTTAAAAATCCTCGAGGTCTGCTCAAAGGTTTTGGCTCAACATCTAGTATTAATTTGTACTCTGTCAGATTTCTCTCTAGAAGCATGTGTCCTTTCAGTAGCTTTTTTCTTGTGACACTCTTTGCAAATGCTCATGTGACGCCCTTTTGCTATGTAGTAATCGATGATGTCCTTCTCTTCTTTACAATTTGCACAAATTATCATTATGATCTCGATGTGATATGTTAAGTTTAAAGCCTGGTACGTTCTCTGATAAATAAGATTTCTTACCTACAAAGTCTACCACTTTTTCCCATAAGAATTCGGGGCACACGTCATAGAAATAAGCGATCTTGTCGATCTCCTCTTTTTTCGGCAATCTAGTGAACATATTGTTTTCAAAGTACCGTAGACGCGAAAAATAGATTCCCATTAGCTCTGCAGACCGCATTAAACAAAGTCCACAATTTTTACGCATTTTGTAGATCATGTCTCCGAAAATTAGCGCTTTCTCTTTGTCTTGAGCCAAAATCTTCTCGATTTCTTCTTTCAATGCTTTCATTATCTGTACCCACTATAGTTTTCGAAGGGATCTTTGTCGCGGAACTCCATACGTTTCAGCTTCTCGTATTTGTCCCACTCGTAATCGTCTTTCTCTTTTTCTATAGCCATTTGATGCTCTGTTTTTTGATCAGTAGACAAAGTGCCCCCTAGCTGTTGGTTCAATAGCTTTTCCATCTTTCTTTTTTCAGCCCTTAATTTTTTCTGTTCGCGCCATGAAGCAAGTTGATCCCTCCAAGATTTTGTCTCTTCCTTGAAAAAGTTGTTAAATTGCTGTTGAGCTCGGGTGTGCTTCACCAATGAATCTCCTAGTTTTTTCAATAGAGCCCCTTGAAAAGTTGGCGGATCTAATCCCAATCGCTTCATTCTGATTTTTAGATCATTTCGCTTCAAAAGATCCAATACCCATCCCCTATCAAGCTCATAGTAGTCGTCAACTTGCCTGTTTCCTTTCTCTTTTTTCCAGTTTGAGTACGTTACGAACATCTCCGCTAACTTTTCATGCCCATATTTTTGAGCTAATTTCTGATATTCGAAGTAATTTAGCCTGACGTCTTTCCACATTTCTCGTGAAATTGATGCTTGAGTAGTGCTCAAACCCCCCTTTTTGAACAGTTCTCTGTTATTTATATATAAATATATGTAATTTTCCGCACGTGTTTTACGAGAGAGATTAATGCTTCGACTCAACGACCCCTTGTTCAAAAAAAATTTTTTACACTCAGGGCTGGGGATGTCCTCTGTTGCTTCTTTATAGACCAGTTTTTTCGTTTTTTTTGGAACAAGCTCGACGAGTTTTGGTTGTAATTTTGGAACTCGTAAGACATAAGAGAATTTACGTTCTATGTCACTCTTTTTATTCCATCTGTGAATTCCTGTATATTTTAGTGCTCCGCTTTTAGATAGCTCATTCATATATGTAATAAACTGACCTGCGGTAATGTTGAAATAAGCGCAGACAGCTTTTTGGCTAACTTTGAAGTCTCCTTTTGCTCTAAGAGTTAATCTTTCAAAGTACGAATAAAGAAATGCACAATCAATTGTCAGGGAATGACTAGCGATACGATCTTTTAAGAAGCGCAACAGCGAGAGTTCTACTTGAACAAAATCCGTCACACATTGAAATTTCCCTAGCTTTAGTTTGTAGCGTGTAGGTGTCTGTTCGAGATATTCCAGTTTTCTGAGTTTAAGGATTGTAAGGTCGTACGTAATCTCTTTGATTTCCAACAGCTCAATGACTCGTTCGCGCACTTCTTGACGATTCGATACTATGCGTTGATGATCTGAAATTGCCAGTAGAGTGCTTAGAACCAGTTTTTGTTTAGAGCTTAAGCGTCGATCTTGCAAAATCAGTTTCGGAATTCTGACAGCGAACAAGCTGCGGATGCGACCTTGACGACCATATTCCTTTCGCTGTTTGATTTTCTTTTCAATGATTGCTAGTGTCATTTATGCCCCTAAAATCTTGAAGTTCTTGAAGATCTTTCGAAGAGAGTAGATCTTCTAAATGGAAATCAAAATTTGAGAAATGCATTATCTTTAGAGCTAACAGCAGAGAAGCAGACATATCTCTAGAAGCGATTCGAGAAAGCCCCGATTGCGTGCTCATTAATTTACGCGCAAACTCTGCTTGAGATAAGCCCTTTTGTTGCATCCACACCCTAAAAGGATAAGTCTCAAAGATCTCCTTCGGAAAGTAAGCACCGTCAAATAAATATTTCATAATTGCACAGTATCAGAGCTATTAATTTTTTTCAAGAATTTAATTAATAATGTAATCTATGTTTAATAATACAAATCTTTATTTTATTTTTCTTATTTCTTGATTAATTATGCAGATTTGCATATCATATTAATATAGATAAAAGAGGCAACCATCCCCCTTTTTTTTGAGGGGCAACACAACAAATTGAGGAAACACGATGTCATATTTCGATTCAGAAGAATACAAAAATGAAGAAATCTTCTTCAAAAATATTAACAGCTCCATGGATTACTCCGATTTTATAAAAGAGTGTAAAGCTTTTAATTTAGAGAGCGAAGAGGTTAGTCAAGATGACCTCTTAGATTATTTAATCACTACACCTCATTTAGTAAGTTTTTGTCTGTTAAATCGCAACGGTCTTTCCGTTACGGCAATCTATCATCCAAATTACAAATATCAAGAAATATTTTATATCGTTAACGGCTGGAACGGACTCGAAATTTTGCAAAAAATTAATCATCCCTTCTTTTAGGGATCAACACAACAAATGAGGCAACATATATGACAAACTATCTTTACAATCACACATCAGAAGAAACAGCATACGTAGTAAAAGATTATCCGTGGGGTTTTCGTATGAGAACAGAACAAAGAGCGTGGATTGAATCTAATAAAAACGGCGATCGTTTTATAGTCCAAACAAAAGACCCGCGGTCTGGAAAATGGTGTGCTCCAAAAAAATCTACTTATGCTTTTGTGAAAGTTTTATTTCTTGATGAACAAGGTCATTTACAAACCTTCTCTTTAACTAATTTTGCAGATGAAAAAACTATTTTAGAATTTTATGAGCAACACAAAGAGAACCTAAACCCCTTTCAACTTGCTCAAATTAAACAACGTCTTGCTATTTCAAAAGTTATGAAAAACGTGAGTTACAAATTTGTAAATGTTCCGTTTGACGAAACAGAAGAACAGAGAACAGCTAGAGAAGAACAAGAAAAGAAAAATAAAAACGCTGTTCTTAACGCAATTAACTACGAGTTAAAAAAAATCAGCTTGATCTAGACCCTAGTTCAACCATTTCGAGAATGTCCTCGAAATGGTCTTCAATTATTCAATTAATTTCGCAAGCGATGAGCTTAGAAATGAAAAAACGTAAATTTATCTTGATTTATTTATTTAAATTCAGTATAATTTACTTATAAATGAGAGGCAATCATGAGTAAATCTTTTCAATGCGCTGGTCTAGACTATCTAATTGAGAATCTATGGACTGTAGGCGATCTCCAAAAGCAACTGAAATACGACTACAAGACAGTTTTCTGCGACGGATTCGACATAAAAACACGCTTACAGGACGTAAATGACTGGGAGAGACGTATTTATGAGACTTGGATAGAGGGTGGAGAGTGTGGAGTCGAAAGGTATTCTTTAGAAATGGTAAAAGACCTTCTAAACCAAATAGCTGAAAGTGCCGGTTTCGAGGAAGACGACGGTTACGAAACTCATTGTAACGCTTATAGAGATTAGGGAGGGGTTATGTCGGCTTTTACAACACTATTTACAGCTTTTATTTTGTACAATCTTTGCTGCTCTATAAAGGAATTTATTAACTCTTTTAAAGAAGATACAGAATATTCGGGGTATTATGATTGAGTATTTAGCTATTTTTTGCGCACTTTGGTTTATAGTATATATTTATAGAATCCAAGCAACTTTAAAACAGATTTATGACCTGCGGATAGACCGAAACTTGGATGGAATGGAAGAGGGGCTGAAGACTATTGCTGAAGAGCTTAGGTGGTTTCGAGAAGAGTTAAAGGATAAGTAAAATGGAAATAGTAGAATGGCACGGAGACTTGGGATCGGGTGAAGCTATACGTGTTTATCGCGACCCAAAAGACTATGACTTAAGAATACTTAAGCAAACGCTTGATGAGTGCAAAAAAAAACTAAACGTTGATTCGGATAATAAGGTATATCGACACATTTCTTTAGACGGTACTTTTCATCCGCCTTACTTAAGTAGAAAAAAATTAGAAAAAGATCCACGGAATCTTATACGGATTTTAAGAGAGCAGATCTTAACTGTCTCAAAACCAAAGCGTTATCCGGGTAATAATATAAGAAAAAATTCGAAACAAAGGGCGCTTTCAGGAGAAGTTATTAAAAGAAGAGTCCTTAAAAAATTAGAGTCTGGGGATGTTGAAGGGTTAAAAAAGCTGTGTCAGTCTATGAAACCACCACTTGATCGCGTAAAAAAAGACTTAAGACGAGCAATCTTAGACGAGGATTATTGCTTGGATCTCATGAAAAAGTACCTGAGCTTATTACCTCCTCCTGCGGATTTTTAGTTGAGAATTAATCTCAATTATTATAAAACTATAACATAACTTATAGAATTGGAATATTATTTATGAAAAACGAAGTACAAAAAAGCTTTTTACAAGACATTGAAGAGACACATAAAGTTTGTGAAGAGCTTTTAAAAATGCCACATTACGCAAGGCTTGGGAAAGAGGGCATCGTACTCATTATCGAAACGGCTAAGTCTTTGGGACTTGACCCTAGAATTGCTTTGAACGGTGGTTTATACAACGTCAAGGGAAAAATTGAGATGTCAGCGAGGACAATGAATGCTTTGATAAGAAGTCGTGGACACTCGATTACCCGTTGCAAATCTTCTGACGATACTATTTGCAAGTTGTACGGACGTAGAGCAGATAATGGAGATATTTGGCATGAGTCTTTTACAATAGCAGAAGCAGAGAAAGCAGGGCTTACAAATTCTCCAGTCTGGAAAAACTACACTAGAGATATGCTTTTTGCGAGGGCTTTATCACGTTTAGCAAGACAGCTTTTTCCAGATATTATCGGGTCTGTTTATGTAGAGGGAGAAATCTCTTTAGATGCTTCAATCCCCGAAAAGCCTATTTTTGAGCCCGCTAAGCCAATCAAGCCTGTTTTTGACCTATTACACTCGGAAGAGCTTGATATTCAACTAGAAGAGGGTTCTAAGCGTAAGGAAATTCTTGACGAACTTATTGGAGACGATGACGGACTCAGAGAACGACTAGCTTCATATCTCCAAAAGGCTTATGGAGTTAATGACCTTTCCGATCTGACCGAAGATCAATTTCAAAAGACAAAAGGCGTGATTCAACATCATAGAAAAATCACACTTTAATGCTTTTTTATTGCAATTTTGCATATCATATATTATAATGTGATGTAATGCAAAGGAGGCAATATGAGCACTAATCTAATTCAAGGGTCAGAAGACTGGCTATCTTTCAGAAAAAAGCATATTGGATCAAGCGATGCACCTGTAATTATGGGTGTGTCGCCATGGAAAACACCTTATCAGCTGTGGCAAGAAAAGACCGGTTTTGAAGATCATTCCAAAGACACATCCGCTACACGCTATGGAAAGCAAATGGAGCCTGTTGCAAGATCGGCTTATGAGACTGAAACTAAGGACTTTGTTTCTACAGATCCGGAAGACACTATTGTTGTACACAAGGAAATCCCTTTCTTGATGGCTTCTTTAGACGGTATTGCGATGCTTCAAAATCTAGCGATTGAGATCAAAAACTGTAACGAAGAAGATCACGATTTGGCTAGATATGGGATTGTTCCTGAAAAGTATTTACCTCAATTACAGCATCAGCTCGCTTGTACAGGTCATATGAAGATGCACTACTGCTCATACCACAAGGGTGAACTCATAGTTGTAAACGTATACCGCGACGATAAGTATATTACAAAGCTATTGAAAAAAGAGGTCGAATTCTGGGAGCAGGTCAAAAACTTAGAACCGCCAAAGCTTCAAGATGGCGATTATGTTCAAAAGGGTCATGACGAAAACTGGGTTACAGTTGAAACAGAATTGCTGGAAATCTTAGATCAGCTGTCGGTCCTTGAGGCAAAAGAGAAAGAATTAAGAGAAAAGCTAAAGGTCATGGCAGATGGTCAAAACATTGCTGGTAAAAACATGCGCTTTCAAAAGATCATGAGACCGGGAAATATCGACTATAAAGCTATACCAGAGCTTGGGACAATTGACCTTGAGCAATATCGCAAGAATCCGATTGTTTCTTATCGCGTAGATCGTCTTTTATAAGAGGGTCATCGTCTAACTGTATCTTATCTTTATAAGAACTTATCGAAAAATCGTGTGTGCCGTCTTTGTCTATTGAAATTCTGGCGGTGCACGCATTTAAGGCACACAATAAAAAAATTAATTTCATGGCTGTGGTTCCGGTGAGTCGGGTGAAAGATCTATATCAATTCCTGTAGCTTTTTCTATAGCCTTTTCCACTGTTTCTTCAATTAAATTATCATGTTTGTAGCTCGAATAAGCAATTGAAGAGTAATATAACGCAGTCCCAATAATTGCTAAAAAAATTAGTAATAACCAGTAGCCCCATTTTGGCGTTTCAGCTAAAAAATCTTCAAAACTTTTAAACATAATTTGAAATTAACTTTTTTTGCATTTTTTGAGAAGATTTATTGCAATTAATTCGGATTTTGATTTATTATGGTGTTATCTTAAATGATAGTTGACTGCCGTACAGGCAGATGACATCTTCAAGGAATTGGGGATGTCTAATTTAGAATTAAAGATATCAAAAAGATTGCCTCTTTTTGAAAAAACTTCTCCCTTTTGAGTTGAAGCCTTAATCGATGCAGTTTCCCCAGCCTAAAAACTGGGGTTTTTTCATTGCACAATTCCGTAAATGGAAACTTTTCCAGCTGTAAAATTTTGGCCTGCGGAGTTGACTAATTGTAAACCATTGACAGTAGCTGAAGGATATATAGAGTTTGCAAAGTAGTATTCAGTTCCCGTTCTCCCTTGAGTGGCTGTGAATTGAACCCCAGTTGAGCTTAAATATCCAGTGAGCAACCCGTCGAGAGAAGTGTAATTAGTATTTGCAACATCCAGCCAAGAAAATATTATTCTATCAGTTGTTGTAAAAGGGCCAGAAGGGACACCACTAAACAAAAAGTTCATTAGACCTGAGGTGTAGCCAGTTGTTATAAAACTTGTGCCCCCATTGGTGGATACCCTTATTGACAAATTTGCACCTGAACCCAGTCCAATATTTTGAACTTCAGTGGCTATAAATTTATAAGTTTTATAAGTCGAGCTTAAATAGGGTGTTATATCATATGAAGATGCGGTGTTGTTAAAAGTGATCGTGTGTAATAGAACCATCGCACCGCTACTGGGAGTAGCCCAAGTAGCATCTCCTCTCCAAAAAGTTGTAGCTGAGGCACTTGATCCACTATTCAAATTAGTTACAGGTAAATTCCCAGTCACACCATTTGATAAATCGACTTGGGCGTAGGCTGGGGCATTGTTTGTCCCAGTATTTGAAAGGTACCTTGTTGCGTTAGTGTCTTTCGGCAGAGATGCAAGCGTATTAGAGGCCGAGGCAATTAATAGGTCTCCTTGAGCAACGGTATTTAAACCAGTTCCACCCTTCGAAACTTGGATCGGGTCTTGAGAGTTAATTGAGTTGTTTGTTGGCATAAATCCTCTTATTGCACGATTCCGTAAATGGAAACTTTTCCAGACACTATATTAACAGCGTTTAAATTTAAAATTTGCAGACCGTTGACCGTACCTATATAGTTACCCATAGTAGTTATTATTTTGTTTGTGGGCTTGAGTGAAGTGTCTGTAGTTAGTTGTATACCTGTTGAAGCTAAATAACCTGTCAACATCCCCTCAAAACTTACATAATCGCTTGTTGAAGTAAGATCAAGATAACTCATAGGTATGCTGTCAGTTCCACCAAAAGCACCAAAAGTGACTGCGCCTAAATCCCAAAGAGCTGCTTTAAAACTATAACCTGTTGTTGCAAATGTTGATCCTCCATCGGTCGAAACTCTAAGAGCTATATTGTTTGAACCGCCGTTAAAACCTTGAATATTCGTACCAATTATTTTATAGGTCTGATAACTAGAGCTTAAATAAGATGTTATATTATATGAAGATGCGGTGTTGTCAAAAGTGATCGTGTGTAAAAGCACCATTGAGGCACCAACACTTGAAGGGGCAACAAAACTCGGTAACGCAGAATTTCCATTACTTTTCAAGATTTGACCGCTCGTCCCTGCTCCACAGTTTTGAACAGCTGAAGTCGAAGAGGTGCCTCCTGCTAATACACCATAAGCTGTGGTCGAGGCTACACCAAGTCCGCCATTCCCAACTGGCAATGTTCCAGTCACACCATTTGATAGATTAACTTGTGCATAGGCTGGAGCGTTGTTTGTTCCAGTATTTGAAAGATATCTTGTTGCGTTAG